AAGTCACGCGACAATGCAGGTGGCTCAATGATGCTATCGGCGAAGAGCAATGCAGATTTGGTCTATGTATTTGACCAGGTAAAGCAACAACTTATTGCAGAAAGTCCTGAGTTTGAGCAGTTCCTCAATCGTTACTTTATCAACGATACGGTGGTAGTTTGATGGCAAAAGACGAAAAGCCCAAAACGGAGTCTGGTACTCCCGCTGGTACCAATACTGGCGGTGGCGGAGTTGACCTAACAACGCTCATTGCTGCAGCCCAGGCTGCTGGCATGGGCGGTGCTGCTACACAGGGTCCATCGTTTACAACCCAAGATGCCACTGCCTATGTGCAGGACATCTACCGTCAGATGCTTGGGCGTGCTGCCTTGGGCGCAGAGCGTGCCAAGGCTATCAATGTCTTCTTGAATCAGGCTGCTGAAACCGATGTCGGTGGCAGGCAGGCTGCGGTGGTAACAGCCATCGAGCAAAGCCAAGAGTTCCAAGCACGCCAAGAGAACCGTTACCTCGATGCAATCTACAACGCTATCGCTGAGGATGTCAGAAGGGCACAGGCATAATGGCAGAGATAACCAATCCTTTTGCGCCCCAGGCTCCAGATACCGAAGAACAATTACGCCAAGTCAACCTGGGCATTTATCAGAACGAGCAGATTGTAAAAAGCGCAAAGCCAGGAACAAAGCGCTTCAACGATGCTGCTAAAAACCTAGAAGAACTGCGCATGCGCAGGGCTGAACTTGAAGAACAATCTAAGACGGAGCGCAAAACCAAGAGGCGCACAAAGCCACGAGTAGATGCTGCTGCAGCAGAAGAGCAATATCAGCGTGAGGTAGCGCTTGGGAGACAACCAACGCCACGCTACGGTGCTGATGGCAAGTCCCTTGTCCCAGGAACAGATGCCTATTTCGAGGGCAGCACAGAGCGCCCAACAACACCGAGAGCGCCAAAGCCGGTTGCCGATGAAGAGGCTGAGTTCCTCGGCATTGGAACAGCCGACAAGCCGTTGCTGCGCAACAATGTTCCATTCACTGGTTCCCACAAGGGTAAGTCCTACAGGGATGGAATCCTCGTCAAGGAAACCAGCGAGACTGCTGCAGCCGGTGCTCAAGAGTCACAAGCCAAGGTGGGTCAGCGCGACACCAAACAACTATGGGTTTCTTACCTGCGAACCACCTTTGCTGAACTAGACGACAAGAAACAGCGCAACGAGATTGACCGCCTTTTCAAGACTGCTCGCAACCAGCAATGGGATGAAGGCACCTTCATGGAAGCCCTCAAGGGTACTTCTTGGTGGCAAAGCACTCTCCCAAGCCTTCGTCAGTTCTTCATCGAAACAAACGACCCACGCAATGCTGCTACCTTTGCAGAAAAACTGCAGAACAACATTGAATCCGTATCCTCCAAGTTAGAGGCTTTGGGTATCTCAATCAAAGGATTTGACGATACAACTGGCAGAGTCATTGACAACTCTCAGTTCCTTGAGGGTGTGGCAATGGAAGCCATCAAGAACAACTGGAACGATGATGACCTGGAAAGTTACCTGGCTACGAAGGGTAATCTTATCTTCTCAGGTGGGGGTGCCCTGGGTGGATACCTCGATAGAATCAAGCAGACTGCCTACAACTACGGCATGAACCTTGATGCAAACCTTGAGAACACCATCAACCTGTCGCTTCTTGACCCACGAGATAGCAGAGATTTTCAGTACTGGACCAACAGCATCAAGCAGATGGCGCTAGATGCACCACAGAACAAACCATTTGCAGAATCACTCAAGCAAGGCAGAAGCCTTTACGAGGTAACTAATAACTACCGCCAGCAGATGGCGCAAACCTTGGAAGTGGATTCAACCGCTATTACCTGGAACGACTTGATGGGCAAGGTAATCGACAAAGATACGGGCAATGCTCGCACCTTCGCTGACTTCAACAAGCAACTCAAGCAAGACCCAATGTGGCAGTACACCAGAAACGCAAAGGAAACCTACAGCAACATGGCACTTGATATTGCCCGTATGTTCGGATTTGCAGGCTAACCCATGGCGATGACACGAGGACAATGGGCACAACTGCAGAGGATGCTGCCCCAAGAAGACAGAATGTCTTACGAGGACTATCTCGCTACCACAGGAGAAGAACCTGCAGCCCCTGCCTCAGCAGCCCCTGCTGGATACCAGACAGCAGACCTTACAGCAGCAGAGCGTGCCATCTTTGGAGATGTTCCAGCACCTTCGCCTGCCCCTACCCCTACGCCAACTCCTATGGGCGGTGGACCAGCGGTAACTGGCGATAAGCCAACCGGAGACTCTTACACCGGCAAAGGCACAACAGGCGACCCACTTACGCTCAATGGCTCTCCGTTTACGGGTGCTTACAATGGTGCTGAGTATGTCAATGGCGTGCTCAAGGCTGCCAATAACAACAACCAACCAACCACTTATGCGGGCGGTGGAGTTTCTGGCAACCCACTAACAGCCAATGGTGTCCCCTATACAGGTGTCCTTTATGGTGCTACCTATGTCAACGGCATTGTCCAACTCCCCACTCAAGTAGATAAAACCAAAGAACTTGAGGATAGGCAGCGCAGAACAGCGCAACAGGAGTTCAAGGCAACCCTTGGTGAGATAGGTCTTGCAGACCTTGCCGATACTATTGATACCTTTATCAGAGAAGACAAGACAGTAGCCCAAATCAAGATGGACCTTCCTGGTACCCAAGCCTATAAGGATAGATTCCCTGGCATGGAGGCACTGCGCAAAGCAGGAAAAGCCATCAATGAGGCTACCTATATCTCCAATGAGCGTGCTTACTTGCAGACACTCCGAGCCTTTGGCTTGGATACATCGGTCCTTGGAAGCCGTCAAATGCTTGGCAAGTACATCGAAAACATTGTTGCCCCCCGTGAGTTTGAGGAGCGAGTCAGCCTCGCTAAGACCAGACTTGATGAGAACCCAGAGGTTATGGATACATTCAAGACTTTCTACCCAGAGGTAGATAAGTCTGCCGTCTTGACATACATTCTCAACCCAACGGTTGGCGTAGATATTATCCGTAAGCAAGTTAGGACTGCAGAGATTGGTGCTGCTGCTACCAAGGCAGGACTTACTGGAATCGCTGGCGCTCTAGCGGGAACATCTGGCTTGGCACAAAGCCTTATTGGTGCAGTCGGAGAATCCTCTTACTCGCAAATATCTGCTTCATTCCAGCGAGCAAAACAACTTGCCGACACTCAGCGCAGACTCTCAGCCATTGAGGGTCAGGGCTACCAAGAAACCGAGGCAGTTCAGGCTGTTGTTGGTGGCGATGTTCAGGCAGGTCTTGCATCTGCTCGTAGAACAGCCCGTGAAGTCGCTCGCTTTGGAGAACGAAGCGGAGTTTCAGCAGGCTCGTTAGCAAGACCAGGCACCATATAAGAATCCCCACCCTGACCGACCAGCCCAGGGGGGCGTAGAAGTCTGGTAGCGATAGCCGTATGGGTTTCCCCGAACCCTTGCGTGGATTGCGAATACAACAAACAAAAGGGAGATAGGTAGATGGCTACCAATTATGAATACGATGACGAGGATGATGTCCAAGATACTGGCATCAACCAACTCCGTAAAGTCAACCGTGCGCTCGAAAAGCGTGCAAAGGAACTAGAGCAGGAGTTGTCTAGTCTGAAGAATCAGACCCGTCAGCGTACTGTCAAGGAAGTGCTACAGGCTAAGGGACTCAACCCAAAGATTGCAGCGTTCGTACCACAGGATATTGAGGCTTCTGAGGAAGCAATCAACCAGTGGGTAAGCGAATATGGCGATGTTTTCGGTGCACCAGTCCAAGCCCAAGAAGAAGCAAAGCCCGCTGCGGATGTCAGCGCCCACGCAAGAATCAACAATGTTGTGGCAACAGGTCAACCACCATCGGTGGATGAAGATGCCATGGCAAAGGTTCTTGGGGCAAAGACCCGCGAGGACCTTGATGCACTCCTTGGTCTATAAACCAAACCCACATCAACCAATCACCAGGAGGTGAACACATGGCATATACCGACACAACGGCTCTCGCTGGTCTAGTCAAGACAGCGTATGACCGCTATGTTGAGTTTGCCCTCCGCGCTCAGCCGATGATTCGTGCTGTTGCGGACAAGAAGCCAGCACAGCAGGCTATGCCTGGTTCAAGCGTTGTATTCTCGCTTTACAATGACTTGGCTGCTGCTACTTCAACCCTCGCTGAGACGACTGACCCAGATGCAGTTGCACTGCCAGATGTCTCTACCGTTTCCGTTACCCTCAATGAGTACGGCAACGCAGCGCTCGCAACTCGTAAACTTGAGTTGTTCTCGCTCTCCGATGTTGACCCTGCAATCGCAGACATCATCGCCTTCAACATGGCTGACTCCCTCGATACTGTCGCACAGACAACTCTCGTTGGCGGAA